CACGCCTTTGCCCAAGGAATCCTTGATTTCATCAAGAGTCGTATTGATGATCTGTTCCACTTCGCTGGCACGGGTTCGATAGGGCTTCTTTGCCACAACTGCTTTGATCAATTCGCCTTTGTTCATGGGGGAATTCTCCTGTGTTAAGATGGATGATTTATACGGCCAGTCCGTTCTGCTCTTTCCAGTCCTGCACGGCATCGTCAGCGGTCCGTGTGCATGCCCGGTAGAGCCATTCGCAGAAGGTCTGCAGCATGACAGATTTCTTGCGTACTTGTGTTATGGATATGATAGAAAAGGGGAAGTATTCAGGGTGCTTTTGCATGAAGTACAACCGGATTAAACTTCGAGTTCCAGCTTCATTCTGGTCGCGGGCTACAAGATTATGGACCACCACTTCTTCTTCGCAGTGCCTCCAGATTGCCACTTCATAAGTGTATCGCATGCAACCGAACCAACCACTGACGGTCTCGTAAAAACCGCGCCAGAAGTATGAAAGGCCGCCGGAGAACGCCATCAGAAAGAGAATGAAATAGATGAATTTCATATCTTTCCCCTATGCCGCTGCAATATTGAGGGAGAGCGGGCTGTATTCGCCGTTTTCATCCCGTTTGTAGACGCGGACATACTCTTTGCTGTCGATAACGCGGATACTGTCCTTGATAGCCTTCATGGCATTGCGCCAGCGAGGATCGTCGATCTCAAGACGAAGCAGGTCGAGAACGCGGTACACACTGATCTTGCCCTCGGCGTCGGCTTGGAAAGCCTTTTCGACGATGGTGCGAAGGTTGGGGTTCGCGTCGTGTGTCCATTCGGCCATGCATTCGTTGATCAGCACCTCGGCTGCAACCAGTTCTTCACCGAACTTGATACGGTCCTGAATGTTGATGGTGATCTTGATGGAACCGTCGAACGAGTACAGGACTCGGTTGCCCTTTTTGCCGCGCAGCTTGACGCCGTATTTTTCAGCGACCAGGGCAAGGTGGGTGCGGATGTCGTCGAGCGCCTTCTGCTTGAACTCGGTCAGGGAGGTATTGATCTGTTCGGCCTCGGTGAACAGTTCACGAACAACGGAGTCCGCAAGTTTGTCGGATTCCCGGACGTTCTCAGGCGCAACGAGGTTGCCTTTGGCGTCCTTCCAAAATTCGTTGTGTGTGGCAGTGCTTTCCATGATTTCTCCTAGTTGATTGCTATTTCTTCAAGGCCGTTGACGCGCATGGCCTCGGCGGCCACGTCCGACGCGATATTGTTGGCTTCGACGCGCAGATCGCCGGGCAGCTTGTCGGCCAGCTCGCGAAGTCTTGCCGCGCAGTTCATCACCTTGCTGCTGATCGCGCCGTTGGGGTTCCAGCCGGTGTCTTTGTTAGTGCGTGCGGTTTCATTCATTCGGTGCCTCCTTTCTCATTTTGGTTGTCAAAACGGTTGAATATGATGGTGCATTCCTTGATCACAGCTTTTCGTGCCGATTCGGAATACAAGTCCTTTTCAAAGAACACGCGGGCCAATCGGGACATTGCGGCACGTTCGGCAGCAAATGGATCGCGGAAGGCAACTGGCGGATATGGGGTGTCGCGCTGATCGCGGCCCTTGGGTGTCGTTGAATACAAATGGCTCAAGCCTTTTTTCCCATTACGGCGAGCAAGTTCGATTGAGACCAAATGCTTGAGGTATTTGGAAACTGAGGTTGTATCGACGTGTGACACGGCAGCAATTTCAGAAATTTGAAACGTACCGGAGGAGGCCCGTACGGCCCGCCACATGCGGACATACCCTTCGCCTCTGCGTTGGGGAGCCTTGACGTTGTAAACATACTGACCGGGCTTGATGCGGGTCAGTTCGTTCTGGCGGGTCATGCCGTCGAGTTGACGACGAGTGCGAGCTTTTTCCGGTTCTGATTCCAAGCCCATGGCCTTGAAGATCAATGCGTTATTGATTTCTTTTTTGCCGCCTTCGCTTAGGCCGATGACAACACCGCGCAGCTTGTCCATGTCAGGTGACACCATTGCTACGCCCTCCCGATGCGCAAGGCGTCGATAGCCTTGGCGTCAATGGCGTTGGTGTTTTGAGCCTTGGCATAATCTTCAAGGTGCAGGATGTAGCCATAAACAACGCGGAAGCTGCCTTTCGCCAGTTGAGCGAGTTTGTGGCAGGCCTCCGGCGTGACTTCCAGAGTAGCGGCCTGCAAGGCGAACAGCATTACGTCGTCAGCTTTTATGGGGCCGAAATTTACGACATCGACCACGCGGGAATGCACTCGCTTGCGGGCATGGAGCTTGGGATAGAATCCTTCTTCTCCTATCAGCACAACCGGACAACCGGTCATGTCGTGAACGTCGCGTAGGTCTTCGATTCGGCTCATGTGCAAGCGGTCAGCTTCATCCACGATGATGGGCTGGGGAGACTCGGTCAGGGCGTCCATGATACGGTTGCGGCACCGGGTTGTGTTGGAGGGGCGTTCGCCGGAAACTTCGTAGGTCAAAGCCTGCAAAAAGCTAAACTGGCTCCATCCTTCAAGGACTCGCAGGAAGATACCGCCGTTGACGGTGTGCCATTCCTTGGCGGCCATGGTCTTGCCGCGCCCAGCTTCGCCCTGAACAACGCCGATACCGGGCCGCCCGCGTTCCGTATCGCTCAAGATACTGAGCGTTTTGCGCAGCTTAGCCACGTTTCCTGTTTCGATAAAAATGTCTCGCCGCATGATTTACCTCGCTATGGTCTGTTGCTGATAAAGTGGCCTGAGTTGGTCAAAACGTGCGCCGGTGGCGGTCCGGTATTCTTCGGAGGCCTCGTAGGCGTTCATGAAAGATGTGTCGTCGTCGGGAAGTTCATGGCCATTCTTGATGGCCTGTTCAAAGCACCACTCATAGCGTTCGTACTCGGAGGTGAAGAAATCTGGACGGTCGAGGGTGGCTGAATGAAGCGGCTGGACTTTGGCCCTTACTGCTTCAAGACGTGCGACCTCGGCATCGTCGATAGTAGGCTCGGCCTTGACGGATTTGGACTTAGGGATGGCTTTGAGGGGTACAGTCTCGCGTCGCATCCACGGCAGGGATTCAAGAGCGCTTTCGCCTATCTCGCCATCAAAGGCCTTGACCACTTCCATGGTGGCTGCTTTGAGTTTGCGTTGGCGTTTGTTGGCTTCCTTGATTTTCTGAAGGTCAAGTTCGTCGCCGAACTCACGAGCGAGAGGATGAAGCAGTTCAGTCGGTTGAGCCATGCCGAGGCGTTCGCCTTCCAGCGTATGCAAGTGAATCTCGCTCATGTCGGCCCAGCTGAACATCGCCATTACAGGCTTGTTCAGGCCATACAGAGCATCGGACTCGAAACGGACGCCGCCGATGGTAAAGCCGCACCGTTTGGGCGTGATCTTCTGGCGAAAGAGAAAATGGCGATCCAGCTCGGTCACATCTACGCCATCACCCAAGCCTCCTTGAAGGATATCAAGCGGACGTTGATAGCCAACACTCTTGCGGCGTTGCTGGCCGTACCAATGAGCATAAATACGGAATATCTCGGAGGCTTCTCGTAAAGTCGGAGTCCATTCGTTATGCGTCTGGGCGTGATACTTTTCGTTGCGCATCATCCAGGCGGGTTTGTTGGCGACATTGTTGCCGATGTAGCTCGGCAAAAGGCGTTGACATTCCTCGTCAAAAGTACGGAAAAAGCGTTCGACGATTTTGGTTCGAGCTTCGTAAGGCTTGCTGTACTGAACCGCTATTCCGAGGCGGGCATACAAGCCGTTGAATTCACCGAAGTCGGCATCTACATTACTGAAATATTTCCCTCGGAAGGCCTTGCCGTTGTCGAGATAGACGCAACGAGGATACTGAGCGAGGGTGAGGATCGACATGTGCAACGCCGAGCTGATGGCGATGGTGTCCTCCGTCGGCATTATTTCCCATCCCACCGGCATACGTGAACGCCAGTCGAACCAGCAGATCAGTGTGGGCCGGAACGGTTTGCCCGTAACGGGGTGCAAGCATCGGAAGTTCAGGACATGACCATCGCAGAAAAGGACGTCGCCTACCGACAGCAATTCACTGTTGCGGGCGATGAATGGCCCGACCTTGTCCTTCAGAGCTTTTTCGCCTTCTCGTTTAAGGACGACGAGGTCATGATGGTGAGCGTCAAACCGCTCGGCAAAACGTCGAAATGAACGGTATGAGGGCGTCGGTTGGTTCCTTTTTGCAAGGATTGCCTCTGTGGTTCTGTGTGCAAGGGCCACGCTTGGTTGGTTTGGAGTCAGCCAGCAACCGAGGAAAATTTTTTCAGCATCCGAGCCTATCTGTCCAAGTCCTTTTTTGCCGCCATTTGACCACTTCCCTCGACGATCACACAGGACGCGGTAATCGTCATCGTTGTCGCGCAGCTTTTTATCCCAGCGATAGAGGGTTTTGTCGGAGACTTCGCCCAGCACGTCGTATTCTTTGGGAAGCAACAGGCCGGAATTGATACCAAGTAAAAAGGCCTCTGTGGCCTTGCCTTTGGTTTCCTTGCTCTTTGTGACGTACTGTCGCCACTCGCTGACAACTCGAAAGCGGGCCATGCCCACACTGTGTGCCCAATCAGGAATCACTACGTTGTCCGATGGAAGGGCCGGTACGTCCCGCTTCGCTTCATGCAGGGTGATAGCCGCCCGGACGTCTTCCGGGAGTCCCCTCAGAATCCATACCTTGCCTCCCCCGCGTCCTTTACGACTTTCGGAAGGCCAACATTCACGTTTTGCGCGGCGATTAACCGAACGGTCTGTTTGGCTTATGACCTTGGCGAGTTCTTTGGTGGTATAGCTTGTTTTCATAATGATGGCGTAGGTTCGAAATTAATTCAGTGTTTTTGCTGTAGCTTCGTTCGCCTTCATGTCGGCAGGCAGACTGAGGTATTCATCTGGGCATCCCAAGTTTCGGAGATGTCCGAGGACTGCACGGTTATTCACGGCCCCGCGTATCGTTCTATTGACGATGGACGGATTCATTTCCAATGCTCTGGCAATGTCGGCCTGAGTCTTTCCCAAACCGTCCAGATATTCGCGAATCCGCCAAGGCTGGCGATTACGACCTGCGCCGTATGCCGCACACTTATTGCTCATAGTTTCATCTCCAACTGCTTTTTCCGTTTGCGGGCATCACGCTCTTCAATGATGGCCTCAGCGTAATCCCGTAGTTTTTTGTCTTCGGGGGTCATGACCCCGCACCCGTGAAGGTTCAGCATGGCCGACAGTGGAGCAATATTGTCCACCGCCAAACAGAATACGTTCACAGCAATTATGGAAGGAAGGTGGTCTGTGTTGGCCGGGTTCAGCCATTTTTCGAGGGTTGTGACTTTGACGCTTTTGGCATTTCCACGGGTCAAAGTGACGCCGGACCTTGCAGCGACCTTGTTCATGCGATCCACGATCTGATCTCGTGACAACCCGCATTGAGCGGCGCATTGATTCATGGCGCTCTTTGTCCTGACCATCAGCATGGTCAATTCTTGGCTTGGATCGTCGAATAAGGATAATTGCCGCATGTGTCGCTCTTGTCCGGTGACGTTTGAGTTCGTGTCCGATACAGATGCGGGGTCGGATGTTGACCCCCTGCGTGCAGTCAATTACGGTGTTGGTGTTACATAGTACCGTTATTGCCTGCTCACAGCTCTCTTTTGTACCATTTTTGGTATCAGGTCAACCTAAAAATGGTGTCCTAGTTCCAAGAAATGGTATTCTGGCGTTTGGCTAGATATATCAAGAAGATGGCTGTTAAAGTTGGCGTCTACCTTTTTGTCCAACTTTGGAGGCCTAATATGGACAGCTCAATTCATGAACGATTAAAAGAGGCTAGGGGTAACCTCGGTCGCGATGAGTTTGCAGAAATCCTAGGTGTCCATAAGAACACTCTAGGAAGATATGAACGTGGCGAGTCAGAACCCACAAGTGGGCTTTTGACATTGCTGTGTACCAAATTTGGTATAAGCCCTCAGTGGCTACTGTTCGGGGCTGGAGAGATGAAGCGCGACCCGGTGGGGGAGAATGATATTCCTAGCGACGTTGAAATGATTCGCGTTCCAAAGGTTAAAGCTCGCCTATCAGCCGGAACCGGATCGCTTGAAACAAGTGGCGAGATTGAACAATTCTATGCTTTTCGGTCCGATTGGCTTAATCGGAAATGTAGTCCAGGAAAGTGCGTAGTGATGGATGTTGCCGGTGATTCAATGGACCCAATCATTAAGGATAAAGATATCGTCCTTATAGACAAGGGACAGGATGAAGTCATTGCGGGAAATATCTATGCAATAGGAATAGATGACGGGGTTCTAGTTAAGTATGTAGACAAAGAACCAGGGATGTATGTTTTTAGAAGCGCAAACCAAGCCTATAGCTCAATACGAGTTGATCTGAACGACGAATCATTGAACGTTAGGATAATAGGCCGTGTCCTTTGGATGGGGCGAGAGTTGTAGCTTCACCATCTTTTTTTAAGCTACAAAAAAAGAATAGCCGCATTTCGACAGTTTTCTCATTTTAACTGTCAAAATGCGGCTATTCTTTTGAAATTTTTCTCAAGTTAGAAACGGAATCAAACCAAACCCCAAAAACCCGAAAATCCCACGCCAGTCCTACGAAAGTATCACATTCGTCTCATGCTTTCCCGGCATTCTCTAGCTTCTCAAGTCACCTGTCCCCCCACA